TATTTGCACCTAATATGCCAAATTGCATTTTTGCCTGACCAATAGCACCATTTAATTTATCAAATACAGTAACTTGCCTTTGGTTTATAGCTAAATTTCTATTAAGCTCAGATAATTCTAAATTATCTCTTCTTAACATTTGATACATATCATCTGATAGCCCAAATTTTTGAGCATATAGACGAGCCATGCCTTCAGAAAGGCCAGCACTTTGTTTTATTCTTTCATGTATTTGCCAAAGTACGGCAGGAGCATCTTGTTTAGGATCTATTCCCAATAAAGCCCAAGGAGCTATATTACCTTCTCCTAATTGTATTTCAGCTTGTGCTAACTGTATATTCTTAATTGCATTTACTACTTCTTTACCAGAAACGCCAGCTTTAGCAGCAGCATATTGCCATTGTTGTAAACTTTGTACTGATACGCCAGTGGCAACATTGAATTTAAATAATTCTTCTGTAAAATCTACTACAGAAGTTATAAATTTAGTTACAAACTGTATTGCTTTGCCTAAAGCACTTATAAATACACCTACTGCTAAATTTCCTGCTAATAATGCAGTAACAGCTTCACCGCCAATAGATACACCAGCAGTTTTTCCTACTCCTTGTATTGCTTTACTAAGTAAACTAAACCTATCTTGATATTTTTGAAATGCACCAATTAAAGGACCTATTGGTTTATCATAAGCAGGTAATACTGGTGGATTAGGTTCTTGTGGACCTGCTCTTTCAGGATATTGTGTTTGTCCTAATAATGGTCCTATCGCTTCTTTATACTGACTTTTTTCTGTATCATTTACTGTACCAGATTTCTTTATTACTATTGGTATATTTAACTTAGCTAACGCATTAGGAAGTTTATTTAAATTCTTAACTAAATCATTAGCAGCAGTTGAAGCGTTGTTCAAGCGCGTAGTAAGACTGTTAAGCTTTTGTAGATTATCTACTTTCAGCCCAATTTTTACAAAAAAATCACCAATACTTTGACTCACGATTTTTGATCCTTGTTTAGTTGTCTTTCAGTTTCTTCAGCCTCTGACATACAGATATAGTAATGCCAAGCATCAAGAACCAAATCAGTAGGCATATTGAGTATTTCCATAAGGGTGCCTACACCTCGCCCATTTAACTGTAAAGCTATACGGACTTGTGGTTCTAGCTCGTCATAGATTTTGGCTCGCTGCCAGTCATTACTTTTGAGGGGCTTGACAACAGCGATCCTAGGTTTTTGAAAAAAGGGACTAAATTCAAAGTCGCCACCTCCCAAACGACAAGCAAGAAGTCTGCACGAGCATCTTCGGATTCAAAAGTATTTTTAGTAATTTTAATTCCTACAGAAGAATTTGCACCTTGATATGTACATGATTCCATGCACTTCCAAATAGCTTCTTGTACTTTGTCTGAAGTAGCCACTTTTATAACAATATCTTTGAGTTGACTGATGTCCATTTGGAACAGAGCAGCCAAATCAAAAGATGATGCTTGCTGACCTACAGGAACTCCTACGAGTTCTTTAAAAGTAGCATTGAATAAGTTCATACCATCGTTGAATTTCGCTAATTGAAATCCAAGAACGGCACCGCTTGATAAGGGGACGTCTTTCATAATTTATTAGGAAGAAACCTGACGAGTTCCTAGAGCAAATCTAAGTTTCCACATTGTAACACCTTGTTCAGTGTCACCTTCTACGTTTGATTTAACTTCTGGTACTGCTTGTGGTACACCACCAACTAAATTATAAGAATCAGTTGTAATTGCACCTTGACCGTTACCAATTAGTTTTACGATCGAAGCATTAATTAAAGTAAAGCCAGCAGGATTATTTACGAAATCACGATAAAGTGCATTAATTTGATTATCATTAACGCTACCGCGCATTAAACGAATTGTTAATTCTGCAAGTTGACCCATAGCATTAAACGAAACAAGTGTGTTGTTGTTTTTGCCTGGTTTCATTGTTACAAACTCGTTAGGGAATGTAACATGACCAACATCGCCATCAGCGAGGTCAGTCTGCAAGATACCGTTAATGGTAATAGTATCGTTACCGTTTAGTGAGATTTCCATGACTTATAAGATTAATAGTTGATGTAGATGATTCCGTTGACGCTTTGAACAGCACCAGCATATTTAACTGCAATTTGTACTAATGGAGCAATACGTGCTGCACGTTGAGCTTGTGCTTGTTGTGATACAGGTTGCGAATATACATAATAACCAAATTGTGCGATATTGGTTACTAATGATGCAGGATTACCAAATGAAGGTCCCGTCCATGCACCAGGTGCTAAAAATCCGTTTGCTACTGCTTGATTTAAAATTTGAGCGATTGAACTCTTAATAGTGTTCATACCAGCTTCTGTTTGTGGAATTTTGGTAGGAGTTGTAGCAAGAGTATTAAATGTAGCTACCTGTAATGCGTTTAATAACCATGTAAGGTTATATACATTATCAGAATAACCATTGCCACCAGTCGATACAACTTCTGGTAAACCTTGAACAAGTGCATAAAAATCAACACCAACTGTTTGGCATTGTGCTGCAATCGTTTCATTAATACCAGTATCAGCATTAATACCACTGATCTGCTTTAAGTTCATTGTAATCGTTGTATTAGAACCTTGGAAATTGGTTCCAAATAAACGTGAAGCATAACCAGCAGCAAATAAACGAGCCGTTTGAGCACCAGCAGTATGAATCAATAAACGTGTTTGTTGCTGAAAAGCTTGTGAAATCGTATAGCTCATTCCTGATGGATAAAGATCCGTCAAGAGATTGGTAGGAGCAAAAAGTAATGCTTTTGTAACTAAGGCATTTACTAATGTAGAAGCAGCTTCTACTTCAGATGCACTTGGTGTATAACCGCAATATAAATAACCACCAGTATATGTCTGTGGTTGTAATACACTAATAGCTTGTACTAAAGTTAATGTACTTGCCATTGGATAAATTACTAATTTACCACCAGCACTTAAAATATTTGGTGTTTGGCTAAATATTTCTGTAGCCATCATATATGTTTCGGAAGTTGTTCCGAAATCATTACCTACTGAAATAGGATCGGTATATACATTAAAGTTGCTACTAATAATAACCGTTGGGGCACTCGTGTAACCAGTACCACCATTTACAACTGTAAAACCAGTTACTGCACCAGATGATACTGTAGCAGTTACTACTGCACCTGTTCCACCGCCACCAATTAAAAATACTTGTGGAGCAGTTAAATAACCTGTGCCACCTGTACCTAATGTAACTGATGTAACAGATCCACCTACTTCAGTACAAGTAGCAGTTGCACCTGTAGCATAATTTTGAATAGGGGCATCTTTAGTAAGTAACGCCAATGAATTGACGTTATAAGCTGGCAATGCCAATCCTGGCTGTGCCACCGTAAAATTAACGAAGTCTGAGATACTAATTGACATAATTTATATACGTTAAGGTTGAGTTATAAGTTCTGGTTGACCAGCAAAGTTGTCGTAATAATTTACTGGAATGATACGGCAAAAAGCCGTAAGGACATTAAATGTGATAGCATAGCGAGTTAAACGTGATGCCCCTTCGACAATAGAGGCATCGTTAAAAGTGACTGGTATATTTGCGATCTTAAACCCATATTTTTCTTGTAGTTGTTCAGCTTGCGTTGAATTTAAAGCAAACAATATTTCTTGCCTTCTAGCTCTTGCATCATTGTTTCTAGACATAATCTGAATCGAATATATCTGCTGAACATTTTGAGTCTGAACTTCGTTTAAAACTACAGTTGCAGGCTCACCTACTTGATCTGAAGGTAAAAGACCTTCTTCATACGATATTTTATGACCATATGGTTTATCGCCAAGTAAACCTACTGCGACAAATATACTGTCGTCTGGAGGTATAGGTATACGTTGATTATAGGTAACAACATGATTGTTATCTAATTGTAATTGCTCACGAATGAGCTTTACCAATAAGTTAATTATCTCAGGTTTCGTTTGCACTTGTATAGTCCTGAGTTAATTTGTATTTAACATATCCGAAGAGCGTCCAACTCCACTTATATGTTACACGATATGGTACGTTATCTATAATTACTTGATCGTTGTTTTTTAATTCAGGATCAGTAACACAGTATAAATTGTATTGTTGCCAAGAACGCTCACCTTCAAATTTGAAATTAAGCTTTTGTCCTGCTGGCGTAAGAAAGCCTTGAGTCTTAAATTGGTAAGAAGTTGTTACTGCATCTCCTTCTTTAACAGTAACTCTATTAATTAACATCAACAATGGTTGCGACCATCCACTAACGGTATATCTACCTTGTGGAGATGTATTGGTTTGAAACAATGGACGTTTATCTGCGCCTACAATAGGACCAGGACCTGTTGGAAATGCTGGAGTTGGTCTAATCATGCAATCACCTCATAATCAAAAGATGAGCGTAATTGACCGCTATCATTTAAAAGCCTTTCACCACTACGACCATGTTTTTTGCGATGAAATAAAGTCTTTGGACTAATAGGCACCCATCCTTGTGGATAACCTTCTTTTTCAAAATTAGTTTCTACTAAACCTAATGCAGTAAAGCCTACTTCTTCTAATAAACCTTCTAGACCGTAAGACATAATATCGTCTTCATAGGTTGAGGTTTTAACTTCTGCTAATTCTTTACCTAATGCCATTTTCATTGGCATAAGAAGAATAGATCTTTGTGGTATATTTATTCTGGAATTACCTGGTCCAATAGCATTTGGATTACCAAATTCATGTTCACGAGCTATCTGTGAATTGTTTTTTAAAGTAACTTCGCAGTCGGGTGGATACACTCTATTGCGACTGTTTTTGCCTGATGCAACGCCAACCTTAACATACGCTTTAGCTGTACGAGCTAATTCACGTTGTAAGTGTTCTAGTTTTTTAATATTAAACTGAACCGTAGTTTCCATGATTTTTACTACGGCAACGTCTCTCTAAATGCTACGAATACGTTGGCAATTAATTGAGGACTGATTATTTGTAGATACATTGCACCGTATCTAGTTTTACTAAAGTGTGAGAGCATTGGGTCCTGAGCTATACGTTCTGGGATTTGAAATCCTTCAGTTACGGAGTCGATGCTTTTGGATACAGTCAGCCAACTATATTGACTGCCCATGCCCTCCTGAGCAGCCAAGAGC